GCTGGCATCGCCGTACCTTACGACACGTTGGAGAACGGTGAAATGTTTGCGCGCGACTCGGTCACTCTGGACCCTGAAGCGAAACTGATGTGGCAGCACGATCAGAAGGAACCAATCGGCAAAATCATTGAGGGCCGTCACACCGAGGCTGGTTTTGAGATTCGTGCGGTCATCAGCGAAACGCAACGCGGTCTCGACGCAATCACACTCCTCGACGACAACGTCATCAACCGATTCAGCGTCGGCTTCGTTCTGCGCGACTCCAAGACCGACGAGAACCGCAACCGCATTGTCACCGACGCATTCGTGCGCGAAGTAAGTCTCGTAAGTACGCCATGGTACTCGGATGCAGTTGTCACCGAAGTACGAGACGAAAATTCCGACCCGGAAATCCCGGACTCGGCTTCCCCCAAGGAGGAAACAATGGAGAACATCACTCCAGAGGGTTCCGACCTCGCCGAGGTTCGCGAATCCATTGAAATGCTGGAACGAGAAATCGCCAGCATCACCAAGGTCGAGGCTCCCGCCCCGACTTACCGTTCCGCTGGCGCATTCTTGAAGGCCATCGTTGACGGTGACGAGAACGCCGCCAAGCTTATGGACCGTGCCTACGAAGGTGCAACCACGGCTGACTCGGTTGTCACCCCCATCGACTTCAACCTGATCCGTCTCGTCGAGGGTGCAAACCCTCTCGGTGCTGTGTTCGGTCGCGGTGTCACCCCGGCAACCGGAATGGCAATCACGTTCGCACAGGTTGACGCGATCACCAACGGAACTGCCGAGCAGGACCCTGAAGGTGAAGACCTGGGTTACTACCAGCTCAACCTCGAAACCAAGTCGGTTGACATCAAGACGATTGGTAACTACTCGGAACTGACTCGTCAGGCCATCGAGCGTTCCACCGTTCCTTACCTCGACTCGGTTCTCCGTGGTCAGGCAATCGCTCTCGGTAACGCGCTCGCTGCCGAACTTCGCAACAAATACACCGCAACTGTTTCTGGTGCTGCCGGTGCAGGTCGCGTTGTTGTCCGTGCAACGGAAACCTACGACGGATGGGCCGGCGCACTTGCCGACGCAGCTGCAACGTACTTCCAGCCACAGGGTGCAACCATCGACGCTCTCGTCGTTGGCAAGGCAACGTTTAAGGCTCTCTTGGCTCTTGACGGAACCCCGGTCATCTCGTTCTCGAACGAGAACATCGGCGCATTCGGATCGGCTAACCCCGGCGGACTTCGCGGAACCATCGCAGGTATCCCCATCATCGTTGACGCGCAGCTCGCCGCCAACGGAACCGAGGATGCATTCGTTTCGTCGCTGGCTCTCCGTCAGTTCACGTCGGGCGCACTCCGCCTCTCGCAGGACAACGCAGTCAACCTTTCGACCGCGTATTCCTTGAGCACCTACACCGCAGTTTCGGATGATTACCCGACTCTCGTGGTTCAGGTCGTAGCGGACTAATAACCCATGGCAGTTTACGACGACCTCAAAGCATACGTTGGTGCCCCGGCATCCGACGATGCGTTCGTTGCTGACTGCTGGACTGAAGCCTCGGCATTAGTCGCCAAGTTCGTGGGTACTGCGACGGTAAACGCAGACGTTCTAAATCGCGCCAAGATTGAATGCGGTTCGGAACTGTATCACCGTCGTAGTGCCCCGAACGGTGTCGCCCAGTTTGCGACTTTGGATGGTGGATCTGCAGTCAGGGTTGCACGCGACCCAATGATTGCGGCATACCCCATTTTGGTTGCTTGGGTTGGTCAAGGAATCGCATGATTGGTGAAGCGCGAACCGCGTTAGCCAGCATTCTTACGACTGCTGGTTTGCGTGTGTTTGCGTTTACCCCGGAACGTGCGGCCCCACCAATGGCAATCCTGACCCCATCCGGGGACTGGGTTACTTCGGGTGATGTGTTCGGTTCTTTCCGTATCGGATTTGATGTAAACCTGATTGTTCAGAACGCGGCGAACGAAACCATGATCACCGCATTGGACACTTTGGTTGACGAAACTGTCGAAGCCATTACTGAAGCAACTGGGTTTTACGCATCCTCTGTTGGTGCGCCGACCATGCTTGAAATAAGTGGTGCCGATTACCTTTCGACCACAATAACTGTTTACCAAAACACTCAACTCTAAGGAGAAAAATCGATGTCAACATCGACACGCATCAAAGCAAATTCTTTGAAGCTCACAATCGACGGCAATGATTACTGGTCTGATTTCAGCTCGGTTGTTATGCAGTCAGAGGATGCATCGGCAGATGTCACCACGTTCTACGACGCATCAATTGGTGGCCGTCGCGACTTCTACTTCACCGTGTCCGGCGTTCAGTCAACTGAATCAGCGTCGTTCTGGCGTGTTATGTGGGCGACTGCAGGTGACGAGGTTGCATTCGTTTATGCACCTCATGGCAACGCCACAGCATCGAGCGACCAGCCTCACTTCACGGGAACTCTTCGGGTCCCTGCCGCCGGGTCGTTCCAACTCGGAGGCGAGGCTAGCGCCGATGGGACTTTTGCGTTCGACGGTGTCCGTATGGACATTGTTGGCGACGTAACCATCGACACCACACCGTAAGGCCTCTGATGGCTGGTACGGTTCTTAGTGGTTCTCGTGAGGGGATTTATCTCCTTGAGGACTCTAAGGGCCGTACCTACATCAAAGGACTAAACGAAACTCGCGAGAAGTTTCTTGCAATGGGTGGCGATCGGAACTTGTTCGAACGCTGGATTAAGGATGCAGCAAAAATTGTTGCTCGCGAGGCCACAGTCACCGCACCAAGTATCACCGGGCGACTTGCCCAATCGGTTCGCGGTTACGCATCAAAGAAAGCGTTCGTCAAAAACCGTGTCAGCGGTGGTGTCGATTCTCGAATGGTATTCGGTGGTCTTGTGGCCGCCGGGTCGGCGCGAGTAAGAAACACCATTAGCGCAGGTGGCGTGGTAGACAGCACCACAACTGGTGTGCAATATGCCAGGGCAGTATCGCTCGGAACGTATCGGGTGGCTGGCACTAGATCACAAACGGGCGACCGAGTGTGGCGCACCACATTCCGTGGCAAAGGCAATCCCTACATTGTCAAAGCACGAAACAAGAAAAAGTCATACATCGTCACGATGTTGAACTTCCAACTAAACAAATACATAAAGCAGAAAGGCTTTCAAACAAATGGACTTTGAGGACATCACTTTAGGCGAAATCGCCGAAATCGAGGACTACGCGAAGCTGCCGTTTTCCGACATTGCCGAGGAACGAATCGGCGTAATCAAACTACGCATCGCGTTGGCATGGATTATCAAGCGACGCACCAACCCTGACTTCACAATTGCTGAAGCGGAAACACTTACCCCGAACGATTTTGCACAATTGTTTGGGGATGACGACACCACAAAAAAATAAAGGATGACCGGGCGAAAGTTCTGGCCGCACTTGTGGCTGGATGTGGTCTCTCGGTCACGGAAGCAAACCAACTGACATTGCGCGAACGTACCGCAATAATCAAATTTATGAATGGGGGTAAGTAATGGCTGCATCGAACATGATCGTCACGCTGGCCATGAACGCCACGAAGTATGCGTCAGGTCTGCGTAAGGCTGCCGGTCAGACGAATACGTTTGGCACGTTGTCGACGAAAGCGTTCAACCTTGTAAAGGGTGCAATGTTGGGCCTGACGGTTGCGGCGATTCGTTACATCCCTGTGTTGGCAAACATGGGTGCAGAGTCTCGCAAGGCTGATATTCAGTTGCGTTTCATGCTGGAGAACATGAACGGCATATCAGCTGCAACCGATGCCACCGTGAAGCGTATGGCCGCCTACGCTGACCAAGTCAACAAAGCGACTGGCATTGACGATGAACAGGTCAAAGCAGTCCAGCGCAAACTTCTGGTGTTCAAGACGTTGCGTGACACCGCCGACCAACTTGGTGGCACATTCGACCGCACCACAAAAGCCGCGATTGACCTCGCAGCTGGTGGCTTTGGTGAAATGGAAGCGAACGCCATCAAACTTGGTCGCATCTTGGAAAACCCAACCAAGAACCTGAATGCACTTACCCGGGCAGGTATCACTTTCACCGATTCAGAGAAGCGTAAGATTGCGCGACTCCAAGAGTCCGGCAAACTGCTACAGGCACAGGATTTAGTGCTGCAGTCAATCGAATCTCGCGTGATGGGTTTAGCAGAGGAATCAGCAACACCATTTGAAAAGATGGTTGCACAGTTCAATCAGATTGGTGACGCAATCGGTGAAGCCATGTTGCCAGCCCTTGAGGATGTCAACAAGCAGGTTTCAATGTGGTTGTCAACACCACAGGGCCGTAAGGATGTTGAGGCGATTGCTGACGCGTTTGTGGCCGCCGCATACGGCATCAAAGAAATGGCAAACTTTCTACGCGACGTAAAGAACCTGCTCGATTCAATCACGAACTTTAACTTTGACTGGGTCAACGCTTTGGCTACATTCCGCAACGGCGTTATCAGCAACGTCACAAGCGATGCAGGCAAAGTCAGCAACTTAGATCGCGGCCCTGCTCGCTCACAGTCACAAGCCCCGGTCATCAACTTCAATGCACCCATCGACTCGGTAAGTGCCGGGCGTGAAGTAGCGCGTGTGCTGGCTGATTACAACCGGGCGAACGGTACGCGCTAATGGCTTTACCCATTATTGAACAACCGCTCTATGGCGAAGTTCTCATTGAGACTTCACCGTGGACCACACCGTTTGTTTGGACTGACCGCACCGCCGACCTAGTTGCAGGATTCAACTATTCGCAGGGTGGTCGTGTTGGCACACCCGGATCATCACAAGTTGACGTTGGAACACTAAACGCCACATTCAAGAACCTTGCCAGCGTTCCAGCAGTCGGTGCAATGGTTCGTATTTCATTCAGTAAGTTTGCTGGTTACGCCTTTGTTGGTTATGTGCAGGATGTGTCCCAACGCATCGTCTTTGACCAGTCGGTTTCGTTAACAACACCAATCACTTTAACAACACTAAATTGTGCTGACTGGGTTGGTTACATTGGGCAATTCCAAGCAGTTGGTGCTGGAGGCTACAGCTCAGCAGGTGTAAAAAACACGCTTTCTTATTACGATTACAACGAACGAATCTATGCACTTAACAGAATTATCGACTCTAGCGGTTCAACACAGTTAATCACCCCTTTTGTCACATCCACAACATTTGTTATGGGCGATACTGATTTAGTTGGCACCATGGCCGAACATCTCGATTTAGTTGCAACGACAGCGGAAACAAATTGGTTTGCGACAAACGAAATTCCTACAAACACAACAACAGGCCGCACAGGATTAATCAACCTGCGTCACAATTCATCAAATGTCAGTTCGGGAAAAACTTTCACAGATCTAATAGGTTCTGCCGGTCAACTTCATTACACCGAAATAGATTTTACAAACTCAACACAGAATGTTGCCAACACAATTGTCTTGAACAACCGAGCTCGAATTGAATTGTTGGATGATAAAGATTTGACAAGAATTGGTGGATTTAATGAAACTAATTACATGGTTGTCAATAACGAAAATGTTATTGGGGTTCCATTTGAGTTGCAAGAAAAAGCAACAGACAACACCTCAATCACAACCTACGGTAATCGTCAGGCATTTTTTGAAACGAACTTGGCTCAATCGCCTGACGGTGTGAACTATCTAATTAACCCTTCGGTTGAATATTCTGATGATGGTTTTGGCGCTGGTCCTAATTCGCAAGTAAGGCGACGTCGGCCTCAAGATGATGGTGCCTCAATCAAAGCATTTTCTGGTGAATGGGCTATTCGGATTAGACAATCAGCAGCTGCGACGACTTGCCGTGCAAACTTTTCTGGGGGCGAATCTGACGGCATACCAGTCACACCCTTTCTTAATTACACTTTCTCTGCATACGCTTTACGAGCAACAACTGGAAATGCTGATTCACAATTCAGAATTGACGTTAACTGGAAAAATGAAGCTGAAGCAACTATCTCAACAGTCTCAAGTGCCACTGTCGCAATCAACAGTTCAACTTGGACAAGAAATGTTCTTAGTTTGACCGGTGCCCCTGCTGGTGCAGTCAGGGCCCAAATTGTGTATGTTTTTAGCCGATCTGGTGGCGGAAATATCCCAAATGGAAACAAGTTTTTCCTAGATGCAGTAATGATGGAAAAAGGCACTTCAGTCAGCGACTATTTTGATGGCGACACAATTGCAACAACAAACAATAGTTTTGGTTGGACTGGCGGTGTTGGTGAATCACCCTCAATCAAATCCAATAACTTGGTCGACAATTTGGCGAGCAGCACTTTGTCAAGATACTCCACAACTTCAATCCGAGCTACACGGATTCGCTGGAACGCCCAGGAAAACTTGACTGCGATTCCATCATTATCCGTCGGCAAAACAATTTCACTGATTTACGACGGCACAACAACTACATACAGAATCGTTGGGATAGACGGAAACGTCGGGCCTGAACGATACATGATCGACTACTACCTACAGAAAGTATAAAAAATGAAAGACATAATGAGGCGCGTACTGCGCATCGCATCGTTCGCTCTAGGCGCTGGAATCGCTGGATTGGGTGCAGGGTCGGCTATCGGGCTTACAGTCGCCCAGAGTGCCCTTATGGGGGCTCTCACAGGTGTTCTGGGTATCTTTGGTGCGCTGGCATTTATCTACGCCGGCAAGGGCACTGTAGACGAGGGTGACTTCAACGCCACGATTAACTCGGCCATCGAAACTGCGCGCGCGAAAGACGGCAAAAAGTGAGTGATGGGGTGGTCGTCACACTCGAACGGATCTACGAAAAACTCGTGGAACTGGAGATTCGACTTGGCGACCACCCCAAACAACTCGACGACCACGAAACACGAATCAGAAACCTCGAAATGAAAGTGTGGGGATTCGCCGGGCTATCCGGAATCGTCGCCGTATTCGTTTCACTAATCATCACGAAAGTAGGCCCATAATGGCAGACACCGACCTTATCCGCCCGGTCAAAACAACCGTCATCAACGACGACTTCGCAGCTCACATCAAACGTGGTGCCGCAACACCCGGACTCGACTACAACTGTGCCGTTGGCGACTCCGTTTGGGCATCCGATCGTGGCATTGTTGTTCTGGCCAGCAACAACCCGAACAGCGGTGCAGGCAAACATGTTGTCATCAAACACCGCGACGGTTCACAAACCCTCTACTACCACCTGTCGAAAGTATTCGTCGGCAATGGTACGCGTGTCACGCAACGTCAAGAGATTGGCAAGACCGGGAACACCGGAACCCAAACGACCGGCCCACACCTGCACTACGCAATCAAGGACAAATCAGGCAAATTCCTCGACCCCGAAAAAGTGTTCCGCAAAGAGAAGCGTGAAGCTCGCAAAGAGAAAGCGGCCGCCGCGATTGTGACGGAAGTGTTGACACCGACGCATGAAATCATCCCCGAGTAGGTTCTAACCTTTCTCCCTATTCGGGTGGGGCAGTCGTTCTAGGGGGCGACTGCCCCTGTTTTATGCTATGGTGTGACACACCTACTAGCAGAGGAACATTATGCCCAAGCAACAAGCATTCAACCTTGGTCGCACCATGACCGTTATCGCACTTATCGGTTGCCTAATATCGGCTGGCTGGGCATTGTTGCCCGGCACAATCGGTTTGGCATTGGTCTGGTATGGATCCACAGACTGAACGCTGGCCCCACGTTGATGTTGTCCGTGACGAGCTGCGCCGACTCCAAGCAGAACAAACAATCGCCGCGGTCAAAGCGCGAGCTGCACACTTCGCAGAACTCAAACAAAACATGTCCGGGTACGACAAAGCCCTGACCCGAATACAACGCGAAAAAGGCAAACGTGACATTCGCGCATACCGCAGACGTGAGCGGATATTACGTCAGACCTCCGTGGCACACTTGACTCAACGCATGACAGCGTTTGGAGAAAAGGTGCTCAATGAACAACGAAAGAATGGTCGCTCGGTCACAGACTGACGAATGGTACAAGGCGCGCCAATACGGTGTGTCGGCTACGACCGTTGCCAAGGCCGCGTCAGGCCCTGCCGGTTACAACGCAGAACTACAAAACGCGTTATTCCCAGAGGACAACGAAGTTGTTGACAACGAGTACATGCGGTTTGGTCGCGACCATGAGGAATGGATCGTCGACAACCTGCCCCAAGAATATGGAATCAAACACAACGACTGGCTAATCCGTGGCGACGACGACTACCGTTGGCACCTGGCAACCCCCGACGGTCTCAACGACGACTGGACAATCATCGCCGAAGTAAAGACGACTGGCAAAGATTGGGACGGCAGCGCAATCCCGATTCAATACCGTCGACAGGTGCAATGGCAGTTGCATGTCACCGGGGCGCAGCGTTGCGTGTTCGCTTGGCTACTGCGCACCACATCAGAGTTTGGCGACCTAACCGCCGCATGGCTCGAGCCCAAGCACATCATCATGGAACGCGACGAAGCGATGATTGCTGACCTAATCGAAGTTGCTCAACGATTCATCACCGATTTCAACAACTACAAGGAAGTGCAGGCATTGTTCCATGGCTAGATTCAACCTGGCAGATTACGCAACAGTTCAAGAACGAATCGAAGCGTTCTGGAAAAAATACCCCAACGGCGCAATTATCACCAAAGACCTAACGACCGATTCCGATCGTGACCGCAAACAATGGCGCGTCTACGCAGAAGTGTTCTTTGTGTTCGACGAGCTGCGACCACGAGGCACAGGCCTCGCATTCGAAATCGACGGCACCGCCGGGGCAAACATGACCAGCGCATACGAAAACGCAGAAACCTCGGCAATCGGTCGGGCGCTCGCCACCGCAAACTTCACCACATCAAAGAACCGCGCATCACGAACCGAAATGCAGAAAGCCGAACGCGGCGCACCATCCGAAACGCAAATCACCGCAAACGACGTACAAACGGCAACAACACTCGACGAGCTGAATCTGCTCTGGTCACGCGCCGTCGACTCCGGAGACTCCACCAAACTAATCGCCGAATTCACATCTCGAAAAAAAGCACTCAATGGATAAACTCCTGCGATTCCGAATCGACGGCAGGGCCGTACCCAAAGGGCGACCACGCATGACAAAAATGGGTGGAGTCTACACACCCAAAACAACCGTCGACTACGAGAAACTGGTCGCAGCTGCGTGGAACGACAAATTTGGCATGCTAGCCCTAAACGGTCGCCTCCGGGTAACCATCAACGTCTACACGGATCGTCACGCCAAACAAGACGTAGACAACCTGGCAAAGTCAATCCTTGACGGCATGCAACGTGCCGGTGCATTCTCCGAGGGCGACGAACAGGTCTATTCACTCGGCATTGTCAAACACGCCGTCACAACAGATTTGGGCGTGTGGGTATCGGTCACGAAGTTTGATGACTATGATGACCACTAATCGCTAGCACGATTCCCCTACAACTTCCCCCGGTTCTGTGCTAGCAGGCCGGGGGATTCCAATTGGAGTCCAGACATGGAACAACCACACCACCACCATTGGTTACAGGTCGGAGAAAAGACCACTTTTCAATGCGTCATCTGCTTGGTCAAAAAGTGAGCTTCAAGCTCGTCAAGCAGGTCATACGATCCACACAGAAATCGCCAGGCCACAAGCTGGTGCTAATTGTGATTGCAGACCACACCAACGAATCCAAGTCCGGCACAGCATGGCCAGCAATCGACACCATCGCCGCCTACGTCGGTTTGAAGCGACGACAAGTGCAGAGAATCCTGCGCGAATTGGAGAAGTCCGGGCAGATTCAGGTCGACAAACGTGACGCATTCAAGGGCACAAACAGGTACCGAATCTTATCCACAGGGGTGTCACCCATGACACCTCAAAGTGTTACAAATGACACGTCAGGGGTGTCATTTACGACCAAAGGGGGTGTCACCCACGACACCCAAGTACATAAAGAACAGATAACAACTAGAGTCGGCGGTGCGCCCGGCCCCCAGGCCGAGGGCGCGACCGCCTTACAAAACCTAGATCATAGAAATGTTGCGACGGTCGCCCAAGCCTCCGGCGGCGACACGCCACAATGTACGCAACACAAAACGATAGACTGGGAATGCAAAACCTGCTACCGTTGGCAAGAGGAACAATGGAGAAAGGAAAAAGAATCATGGAAACTCCGCAACCAAAAGTCCTCGGCGCAATGAAGCACCTACTCCTAGAGCTTCAAAAAGTCGGGGCTATCAACGACATCGATCGCGAACACTTCATCCGCGAATATGTCATCGGCAGAATCATCGGATTCGGCCACCTCGCCGAATACCTCCTAGCCACAGGAGCAATCGGATTACACAACCACGACCAAATCATCCGATACGGTCGACGCTACGGCGAAAACAGATAAGGAAAATAGAAATGGCAATTATCAAAATCGAGGGAATCGTCGACAAACCACTCGGCGACCGAGGCTTCATCCTCCTCGAAACAATCCGCCTCAACGACGGCCGCACATTCGACAAAAAATGGAAAGTCTGGGCAATCCCAACACCCGAATTCTCCAGCTTCGTCGAAGTCACCGGAGAACTCTCCACCAAACTCAACGAATACGAATACCAGGGCGAAACCAAACGATCCATCGACCTCAACGTCAACAACCCGGTCGTCAAAGTATTGCGCGGCCCCGAAGTAGCCTCACCCGACGTAAACAACGAATGGGCCACCAAACCCACCGACGACAAGGCACCCTTCTAATGGCTAAATCGTACAAAATGCGCATGTACCAACGACGCATATGGCAACAGCGAACCCAGATTGTTCTCACAGGCCTCGCAATCTGGATCAGCATGGCCGCAATCATCCTGGTCGTAATCGAGCTCACATGAACCTCGACGAACTCCTCAACACACCCGACATCCCACGCACCAAACAATGCAAATTGAACGCGTGGCTAATCACGTTGTCCGAGGATGACCGCAACGCATTCTGGCGCGCAATGGACAACGACACCATCCCCACCCGACACATCTGGAAAACAGTCAAAGCCGTCGGATGCCCCAACCAAGAATCATCAGTCCGGTCACACCGACGCGGCGACTGCAAATCATGCGAAAGGCAAATCAACAATGGCTAGCATCTACGAAATAGAAAAACAGGTCGAAGCAATCGTCGCCCAAACACGGATCCTCTGCGAACTCATGGGAATCGACCCGACACCAATGCCCGGCGAAGAACCCATCGTCGAAACACCAGTCGACAACGAAACCATTCAGGATCTAACCGACCCTGATGCTTGACGACCTCCTGAATACCCCACAGCCTCCGACCGCTCCTGACGGTCGGGGTGCTGCGGTATTCACCCAAGAATGGAACGCCACCGGAGACGAATCCGTCGTCAGCGTCACCACAGCCACAGAACTAGCACACGAGCAGCTGCACGAATTCATCACCGAACGCGGCGGCATAATCCCCGACGGCTATGTGGCCACAATGCTCACAGCCAAATACAACCCCAACGCATGGACACGCGACAAACCATACGACGACACCGGCAAACAAGCCCCAGCAGTCACACGCGGCGCATGGTCATACACATTCAAAATCTCACGACGAGTAGACCGTCAATCCCTAGTTGACGACCTAATCCAACTCACCAAAAGAAAGGCAGTCAAACGTGCAGAACAACGAACAGACGAACTCTTTGTATTCGCGATGGGGGATAGCCAACTTGGCAAACCAGATGGCGACGGCACCGACGGAATTATCCGTGCGTGGACGCAGAGCCTGGCAACAGCACGATCCAACTGGATGGCCCAAGGACGGCCAAGTGTTCTCATCGCCGGACTCGGTGATCACCTTGAAGGGAATCAGTCTCAAGGGGGCAGAAACTTCTACAGGTCTGATCTCACTGTCTCAGAGCAACTACGTGTGTTTAGGCGAATGCTCTTACGGACCATTGACACATTCATTGAAGCACCGAGCATTACTGTGGGTGTTGTCAACGGCAACCACGATGACATACAACGCTTCCAAACAACTGACTCGTCTGACGGTCACGCTACTGAATCAACAATCGCAGTTGGCGAGGCGATGGCACTCAACCCAGCACGATACGGACATGTTCAAATCTACGTCCCCGGCAAAGACCAAGACCATTTAGTTCTTGAAGTCAACGGCACCAACTTCGTACTAATCCACGGCCACCAATGGTCACGCGGCAAAGCAATGGAATGGTGGGAAAAGCAGACGTTCAACAACCACCCGGCAGGTGCAGGCCACATCCTCATCCACGGCCACGAACACGAGTTCCAAATCAGCAGCCGCCGCGATCGTCTTATCATCACCACACCAGCGCTAGAGTCAGAGTCGACTTGGTTTAAGGACAAGTACGGCGCAGTTGGTCGCCGCGGTGTGCTGACGTTCGTAACGAAACCAGCAGGACAATTCGAAAGGATGGCAATCGTCTAATGCCGAGCAAGAACAGACCTGATCTAAAAACCGCTGACTGGAAAACATTACGCCTAGCCATACTCGCACGCGACGCACACACCTGCGCATACTGTGGAGCCGAAGCAGACACCGTCGACCACATCATCCCAACATCCATGGGTGGCACAGCCGACCCATCCAACCTGCTCGCCGCATGCAACAGATGCAACGGCACCAAGTCCAACAGGATCCACGCAAGAACAAACTGGGTGGCCACCCGGTGGGGGGTACGCCTATCGTAACCGCAGCGTGACGACCCCCTAGGTCGCCACACAAATTGTCCTCCATTTTTTTGGAGGGCATCTTCACATCCCGTGCCGCCCTCTGCCGGGCATCCCCGAACTTAAAAGGTTTGGCATTTGGGCGCAAATCAAAGACAAGGAAAAGCATGACTAACGCATCATGGCGCGATATGCCAACATCAAATAGCAAGGCCCTCGAAATGACACTTGATTCGCTCAGTTGGATCGGGGCGGAACACGCTGCGATTGTTGCTCTCTGTTTGGCAACGGCGAAATCGCTCGATGACGAATACACGGCGGCGAAGTCGTCGTCGTATTTGCAGGGCTTGCGCATGTTGCGGAACTCTGCCCCGGATGGTGCACCTGTCGATGCGCTTGAAGCGTTACTGACCCGATGAAGTTTGCGCCGACTCGATACACGCCACCGTTGTCGGATGCGTTCGAGTCGAGCATCGACCGACTGTTGCCTGTGATTGAGATGGCTTGGTCTGTCGCCACACCCGGATTCAAGTTTGACTCGTGGCAGGTCGAACTGATGCGCAGGGCAACCGAGTTGCTGCCGACCGGTGAGCTGCGCTGGAGATCATGTGTTATCTCGATGGGCCGTCAGAACGGCAAATCGGAAATCGTCGGGGCCTTAGGTATTTGGGCACTCTTGCGCAAGGTCGGTTCGTACAACGTCGGTGTCGCCTCGACGGCTGAACAGGCTCGACTGGTTTATGACCGAGTGCAACGTGTGATTGCGTCGAACCCGGCACTCGAACGTCGCATGTCAAAGTTGACGGAGACGCGTGGTATCAAAACATTGGATGGGAGTCGATATGAAATCAAAGCTTCTAACGCGAATACGCTTCAAGGTATCCCTGTGTCTGTTGGAATTGTGGATGAAGTCCATCTTGTCGACCAGCGAACTTGGGATGCTCTCGCATCGGGAACAGGTGCTAGGCCGGACACTTTGCTCGTGGGCATCACTACTGCAGGAGATGAGAACTCTGCTTTACTCAACCGACTCTACGCAAACGCCGACAAAGCCATTGCCGGAGACCTTGACCGTTTTGGGGCGTGGATTTGGGAGGCCTCGGAATCAGTAGTCCCCGACGATGATGACGAGCTGATTGGTTTGCTCATGGAGGCAAACCCTGCGTTACAGGCTGGCCGTATAGATCCAAAACTGTTGTTGTCTGATGTGCGCGCGCTGCCGAAAGACGACATCATCCGTTACCGTCTGAACAGGTTTATTCAGTCTGGCAGTAAGACGTTCATCCCGGCGGAACTATGGCAGAAGTGTGAGCGACCGTTTGGCGCGCAGCTGCCGCAGGGAGAGTTTGTGTTTGCGGTCGACCGAACACCAGACTGGGAACACGCATCCATCGCGGTCGCCGTCAAAGTGGACGATGTGATTTACACGGAACTTGTGGCCAGCATAAACAAACCGTCACTCGAACAACTTATTTTCATTTGCGGTCAACTCATGTCCCATTCGCCCAGGGCAATCATTGTCGACGGTTACACGCTACGCGATCTATACAAAGAACTGAAAGTGCGTGGCTACCCGGCAGAGACCGCGACGCTGGGCGACGTTGTCAACGCCTCGTCGATGTTCTATGCGCGTCTGGCCCGAAAGACTCTCCAGCATGGTGGCGACCCTTTGCTGTCTATTCAGATTCCGCGCACGGTTCGCAAAATGGTGGGTGAGGGGTTCCGGGTATCGCGGCGCGACTCGGCTGTTGAAATCGATGCGGTTATGGCAACTTTGTTGGCGACGTTCGGCGCGGATACTTTACGCGAGCAACCGTTGCAGGTATTCTGATTCTCTTATGGAAAATGAAAACGTAAACGGCTACGCGGTACCGCAAGACCCTATGGATCTGTTGCAATGCGATTCATGTCAATAGGGGGATGAAAGGCTTCTCGACGCTGTAAGACCTGTAAGGGAACGGCGGCGGACTCCGGTTCGATTCCGGGCATCTCCACGACACGCCTAACACTAAATGTAGTGGTCTTGACTAACATCAGACACTAGATGTAGTATTTAGGCAATGGGATTCTTAGACTTTCTAAATCCAACGCGCGGTTTTGATATCGCGGATTCGTTTGTGCCCGGATTCGAGGAACGCAGCTCAGGCATTGTGCCACCGCCGCGTTCGGCGACTTCGGGGGTCACAACCAACGACGCTCTCTCGTTGGCTTCCGTCTATCGTTCCGTAAGCATCATCGCCACAGCGATGAAACAGCTAGGAATCCACGTCTACCGTGACGACGCCGAAGTGACCCCCACCCCGTTAGTTATCCGTCAACCGGACATCAAGGTGACACGCGAAGTGTGGATGGAACAGACCATCAACTCCATGGCGCTCGCTGGTAACGCTTACTGGCTTATTGGTCGTAACGGTCGCGGCGAAACCATCAACCTTGAAGTTTTGAATCCGTTTGACATGATGATCCAGACGGATGATTACGGCAACGCGCTTTATTACTACTACCGGGGAACAATCAAGTATGAGCTGAACGAGGTTCAGCACTTGTCGATGATGCGTGTCCCTGGCAACGTGTATGGTCTTGGCCCCATTCAGGCGGCGCAGAAAGAACTGCTGAACGCTCGCGACACTCGCGATTATGCCTCGGTGTGGTTTACCGATTCGGGTATTCCGAACGGTGTGCTCAAGTCTGACCAAATGTTGTCACCCGATCAGGCCTCCGCCGCCAAAGATGCATGGAACCTGACGGCTGGTGCTAAGAACGGTGTTGCTGTTTTGGGCAACGGTCTGAACTATCAGCCGATGTACCTGAACCCACGGGATGCACTTTTCATCGAGGCACAGTCATTCAACGTGCAACAGATTGCGCGATTGTTTGGTGTCCCGGCAAACATGTTGCTCGCATCGGTTGACGGCAACTCGATGACTTACACGAACATGGAACAGGAACAGATGGCTTTTGTTCGTTACACGTTGTCGCAATACATCGTTGAGATTGAGTCTGCGTTGTCGCACTTGACGACTCGCGGGACAATGGTGAAAATCAACGTCGACTCGCTGTTGCGTTCTGACACTTTGACCCGTTATCAGGCACACAAACTTGCAATCGAATCTGGCTGGATGACAATCGACGAGGTTCGTGCCATTGAGGATATGCCCACTATCGAAGGAGACTTTAGTGCAGTCAGTTGAAACCCGTGACATGGAGTTCCGTGTCGTCGATAAAGAACGTCGTGAGGTTGCAGGTATCGCTGTTCCTTACGACACCATGAACAACGGTGAGATGTTTGCCCGTGATTCTGTAACGCTTGACCCGGAGGCGAAACTGATGTGGCAACACGATCAGCGTGAACCCATCGGCAAAATCACCGAGGGCCGTCACACCGAGGCTGGGTTTGAAATCCGTGCCACCATCTCGGAAACACAGCGCGGCCTCGATGCCATCACGCTGCTCGATGATGGTGTCATCAACAAGTTCTCGGTTGGGTTTGTCATGCGCGATTCCAAAGTTGACGACCAGCGCAACCGTATTGTCACCGACGCATTCGTGCGTGAGGTGTCGCTAGTTTCGTTCCCGTGGTACTCAGATGCAACTGTGACTGAGGTACGCGAGGACGACACCGACCCGGAAGTTCCGGACTCGGCAAATCCCAAGGAGGATACTGTGGAGGAAATCACCCCCACCGATTCCGGCCTCGCCGAGGTCCGCGAATCCATCCAGATGCTTGAGCGCGAAATCGCTGGCATCAACAAGGTCGAGGCACCTGCCCCGTCCTACCGCACCGCTGGTGAGTTCTTGCAGAAGCTTGCAAAGAACGACGAAACCGCAATCCGCGCCTACACCGGTGCAACGACTGGCGACTCGGTTACTGTCCCTTACGACGTTGACCTCATCCGCCTCGTCGAGGCCGCAAACCCTCTTGGTGAGGTTTTCGGTACTGGTGTCACCCCTGCAGAGGGCATGGTCATCACGTTCGCACAGAACAAGGCTGTTGTTGACGGCACCGCCACCCAGGCAGCACAGGGTGACGACCTCGGTTACTACGAACTGCAGCTCGAAACGTCGACCGAAAACATCATCACGGTCGGCAACTACGCAGAACTGTCACGCCAGGTCATCGACCGCAGCACCGTCCCATTTTTGGACTCGGTTCTCCGTGGTCAGGCAATCGCCCTCGGTAAGGCACTCGCAACGCAACTGCGCACCAAGTACCAGGCAGTCTGCGCCGCTCAGCTCGCCGCGACAAACAAGGTCTACGTGAACACGGCAGACTACGCAGGTTGGGTCGGCGCACTTGCTGACGCATCGGCAACCTTCTTCGTCCCCAACGGTGTGCAGATTGACGCACTCATCGTTGACAAGGCAACGTTCAAGGATCTGCTGGCCCTTGACGGAACCCCTGTCATCTCGTTCTCTGGTGAGAACGCTGGTGCAGTAGGTTCGGCAAACGTTTCCGGACTCCGTGGAACGATTGCAGGAATTCCGATCATTGTGGACTCAGGCCTTGACCACACCAACAAGGACGAATGTGCCTTTGTTTCGTCGCTGGCTCTCCGTCAGTACACGTCCGGTGCGCTTCGTCTCTCGCAAGAGAACGCTGTCAACCTGTCCGAGGCATTCTCGCTGTCGACCTACACGGCGACCGCCGACGAGTACCCCGCGTTCATCATCCCAATCGACCAGACCCCGTAATAAGTCATGGCAGTTTACGACGATCTAAAAGCATATGTTGGTGCCCCAACATCTGACGATGCTTTCGTTGCCGACTGCTGGACTGAGGCTTCGGCTCTAGTTGCCAAGTTCGTGGGTACTGCGACGGTAAATGCTGATGTTCTGAATCGCGCCAAGATTGAGTGTGGTTCGGAACTGTATCACCGTCGTAGTGCCCCGAACGGCATCGCACAGTTTGCGACGCTGGATGGTGGGTCAAGTGTCAGGGTGGCTCGTGATCCGATGATTGCGGCTTACCCGTTGCTTGTTCCGTATGTGGGGCAAGGCATCGCATGATTGGTGCAGCGCGTACCGCGTTAGCCAGCATTCTTACGACTGCTGGTTTGCGTGTGTTTGCGTTTACCCCGGAACGTGCGGCCCCACCAATGGCAATCCTGACCCCATCCGGGGACTGGGTTACTTCGGGTGATGTGTTCG